AAAAGAAAAAGAAAACCGAAAAAATGAAAAAGGAAAAGAAAGAAATTTCAAATTATATTTTAGAAAGATTTTTTATACCACATAATTCAAATAATAATCAAATAAATAAAGATAAAAAAGAATTAAAAAAGTTTTTTGATTCTATTTTTTAAAAATTAAATGAAGGATTCTCGATTTCTTTTATTCCAAAAAAAAAGAAATGTTTTTTTTATTTTTATTAAAGATTATATTATTCAAATCAAATTATAAATAAAAATGAAAAAATTTTAAATAATAATAATTTTACTA